ACGCGATGGCGACACGTTTGTGCTGTTGGAATACGACAACGAAACAGACCGCGTGGTGTTTAGTCACGAGCCATGCTGGGATGGTGAGACGGGCATGATTGCAGTGTATGACCGACGGTTAAAAAACATTTTAATCGCGGTTAAGGTGTGGTATGAAGGTCTGGATGATGCGCGTCGCGTCAACTTCTACTACCCTGACCGTGTCGAGAAATACATTTGCGATGAGTCAGGCTATGGCATGCAACCGTATGTTGATGACAGCACAGATGAGCGTGGCATTGCTGAATGGTTGCCGGGTGTTGTGCCTGTGATTCATTACCGAAACCGCATGCGTACGATGACACAATATGGCATCAGCGAGCTGGCATCAGTCGTGCCGTTACAGGATGCGCTCAACCGTGGTCTGATGTCGATGGTGATGACTGCTGAATTGACAGCGTTCCTCATCCGCGTGGCAAAAGGTTTTGAGCCTCCCGCTGAGGTCAGTCCGGGGATGTGGATTACAATTGGCGCAGAGGGATTAAGCAATGATCAGGTAGCCGATGCGTTTACACTTGAACCCGGTGGTATTGTGCCGTTTATTGACCAAGCCAATCACCTCATTGAACAGATTGCCACCATCAGTCGCACACCATTACCGACCACGCTCGGTGGTGACAGCGCATCAGGTGAGGCACTGAAACAGCGCGAATCAGGTCTATTGGCAAAGGTCAGAAAAGCACAGGTTAAAGTCGGAAACGCCCATGAGGATTTGATGCGCATGGCGGTGGTATTGCACAATACATTCTCAGGCACACGCGCACCTGTGAGCAATTGGCGTTGTGTGTGGCGCGACGCGCAGGTACGCAATGAGGCGCAAATGATTCAAAATGCCCTCGCTGTACGTGACATCGTTGGTGAACGTGAGACATTGCGATTAATCGCGGAGGTTTATGGTTATGGCATGGGGAAACAAGAAGAAATCCAGCAGGAAAAACAGGCGCAAACCGCGCAAGCGATGAGCGCATTGGCGGGCTCGTTACCGGGGTTTGACAATTTTAATGTATAGCATAGGAGCTAAACAATGGCAGATTTGAGTGTAGTAGCAGCAGACGTGGTAGCAGTTTCGGGGGCGACATCAGCACGTGGCACAGCTGGTGCGACCATCACAGCAGGTCAATTGGTATACCTCAACAGCACATCAGGCAAATACGCGCTGGCACAAGGCGACGACGCGGCGACTGACGCTGTTGCGGGCATCGCAGCACATGGCGCATCTGATGGGCAACCGTTGCAAGTTTTGACGGGTGGCGTTGTTGATTTGGGCGTGACCCTGACCGTGGGTGAGATTTACGTGTTGAGCGCGGCGAGTGCTGGTGGCATCGCACCAAAAGGCGACTTGTCATTAGGTGAGTACGTGAGCATCATCGGCGTGGCGCAAACAGCAGACAACCTGTTGCTTGGCATTCTCAACAGCGGTGTGGCAGTACCTGCGTAATGGCTAGCCAAAAAACACGCGACGACTTAGGACGATTGCTAGCCAACACATTGCACATGTGGAAAGTTGGCAATCGCGAAGACCGTCCCAATGGCGTGCTGTCAGAATCTGACATCACCATTGAGGCAACAGACACGGGGTTTAAAATCACGGCGTTTGAGGCTAAAAAGGCACCAAAGCGCACCGTGACGAAACGGCAGGTACAATCCGACGATGAATAGCAATGAGGGCGCGCAATCACCAGCGGTACGACTGACGCAATTGGTCTCACGATTACTCGACAGAGGGTATACCCGTGCGACTGACCAAATCATTCGTGCCATTGTTCGTGACAGCACAACAGGCATCATCGCGCAACGGCTCACTGAACTCGATGACGAGGCGCGCCGATTGGCAGATGCAAACAAACGATTGTTGCCAACGAACCCAGTGGTACGCGCCCTGCTTGCTGATTTGTCTGACACGCTGTCAAACGATGCCCGACGCATCAACGATGCCACGCCTGATTTGCAACAGTCAGGCATCCAATCGGCTAATGAATTAACGCGACGGCTTGCCCTGCCCAATGTGCCTGATGACCAGTTGCGCACGGTGTTGGGCGTGTCATGGAATACGCCATCAGAGGAAGCGGTGGCATCACTCATCGATTTTGCCGACATGGAATCATGGCAGGATGAGCTGTCAGCATACCCGACGCGGATTCAGGCAACGATTCGCAATCAGGCTATTCGTGGCGTGGTTGAGGGTTGGAGCCCGTTAAAAACCGCACGGGAAATCAGACGGACATCAGAGGCACTACCAGCGCATCAGGCGAACAATCTGATGAGGACGCTACAACTGCAATCGTACCGCACAGGTAGCGCAGCAAACATGGTCGCAAATCAGGACATCCTGGATGGTCATGTGCGCATCGCGTCACTAGATGGGCGCGTGTGTATGAGCTGTGTGGCATTGCATGGGCAGGTGTTGAAAGTGGGCGAGCGTGTTGATGACCACCATCAGGGACGATGCATCAGCATCCCACTAGTTACTGGACGGGCTCGGCAGATTCAAAGCGGACCCGATTGGTACGCATCACTGCCACAGGAGCAACAGTTGGCACTGGCAGGACCTGCAAAATACGAGGCGTTACAGCGTGGTGACATCCGATGGGATGAGATGTCAGAGGAATACACCGACCCGACATTTGGGCGAATGTTGCGAGAACGCCCACTTAAACGATTCAGTTGACACATGCGTTATAATACATATATACAGACAACCAGAAACGGCTAGATGCCGTATTAGAGGAGATGCCACGATGGCAGACGAAACAAACAACACCGAAACAACAGAACAGCTCGACGCTGTACAACCCAGTAACGATGGCACAGACACCCAATCGGTCGATGAATTGCCATCATGGGCGCGGGACATGATTAAATCGTTGCGCAGTGAGGCGGCAGAACGTCGCGTCGCATTGAAGCAATACGAGGAAGAGACGCGCAAACGTGATCAGGAGCGACTCGCAGAACAGGGTAAATGGAAAGAATTGGCAGAATCACGGGCGAGCGAATTGAACGACCTTGCACCATACCGTGAGCGTGCCGATGCGCTGGAATCGATGATTCGTGACAGCAACAAATCGCGCATTGAATCCATACCCGAGGACATGCAACCGCTCGTCCCAACAGATTACGCGCCCGAGAAATTAGCGAGCTGGCTAGATGCCAATTTGAGCCGACTGACAAAACCAATTGCGCCAAAACTTGACGGCGGTGCGAGCGGTAGCGGGTCTGCAATTAGTTTGACAGACGAAGAGAAGCAAGTGGCGCGTGACACTGGTGTTAGTTTTGAGGACTACGCTAAGTACAAAGCGCGCATATTTGGCAGTTAGGGGGTGATGACGTGCCAATCCCAAAACGTGTGAAAACAATCATGAAACGTGAGGGCATCCGCGATGTCAACACACCAAAACGCACGCCCAACCATCCAACTAAATCACATGTCGTGATGGCAGAGGAAAAAGGGCAATTTAAGCTCATCCGATTTGGTCAACAGGGTGCGGACACCAAACCGCCTCGCAAGAATGAAAGCCAAGCGGACAAAGCCAAGCGTGCCAGCTTTAAAGCGCGTCACGCAAAAAACATCGCCAAGGGCAAAATGTCCGGGGCGTATTGGTCTGACAAAGTCAAATGGTAATAGACTAGGAGCAACAACATGGCAGTAGACACATCAGCGGGTTTCCGCTACCGTGGGCGCGTTTCCAAAATGCCACCCACCATCCAAACACTCACCATCAAAGACACCGAAACCCTGACAAAGGGCGACCTCGTGACACTTGAATCAGGTGAAATCGACCTCGCAGCAACAGACGACAGCACCATTTTGGGCGTTGTTCTGAACACTGCAGCAGGTACAGACAGCACCACCACCTATGAGGTTATTGTTGACGCGGACGCTATTTACGGCGTATATGATGCGAATGCACGTGTTAAAGGCGCGACATTGGACATCAGTGGCACAACAGGTGCTATGACCGTGACAACATCGAGCAATGCGGATGTTACCGTATATGCCCCATCCACAGCAGACGAAGAAACGCTGGTCATGATTACTCATGGCGAGCATGCAGACAATTAGGAGTAATTGACAATGCCAATGCGATCATCTAACTGGGCAGAACTACTGCTCCCAACAATCTACAATTTCTACGACATCGGTCGTCAATTGCGTCCTGAATTGCGCCCACAAATCTACAACGTACAAACCAGCTCACGTGCTGACGAACGTAACGTTGGGTATGGTGGCATCGCTCCTGATGCGTGGGACAACTACGAGGCATCAGGTGTCAAAGGTCGCGTCGACTTCGACAAAGGCTACACGGCGACATATGAACATCAGGAATACGTGGTCACCTTCGAGGTTGAACGCAAACTGCTGGATGATGACCAATACGGCATCGTTGCAGGCGAACGCGCACGCAAACTCGGTGTGAGTGCAACTCAGAAAATGGAAATTGACGCGGCGAGTGTATTTAACAATGCGTTTAGCGCATCTTACACAGGTGCTGATGGAAAACCACTGTGCTCGACCACACACCCACGTAACCCGAACAAATCAGGCAACCTCGTGAACGCTGGTACATCCGCACTAACAAAGGCGGCGGTTAGCGAAACACGTCAGGCTATGATGAGCACAGAGGACGATGCTGGTAATATTCTCGGCATGATGCCAAACGCGCTCATGGTACCGCCAGAACTTGAAGACACAGCACTGGAAATCGTGAACAGTTTGCAAGACCCAACATCAGCAAACAACGCGATTAACCCACAAGCGGGTCGCTTTACTGTCATTCCATGGCACTACCTGAACGACAGCAACAACTGGTTTATGATGGACACGGTTTGGATGAATCTGAGCTTGAAATGGTACAACCGCACACCACTTGAAATCAGTGTGGCAGACCAGACAGCAACCGAAGCAGTATATGAAGCGTACATGCGCTACTCCTACGGTTGGGACGATTGGCGTTGGGTTTACGGTCACAACGTTAGCTAATTGA